GTAAAAATACATGATATTAAGAATACTTTTGGTGGTGAAAAAGATGCTGTTCTCGTGCAATTTCCGCGTTATGTAAATAGCCATTCAGATATTGTGAAGCATTTCCAAACTATGCCCGAACTTGCTGTCCGTAGAGCTAACATCTGCCTCCCAACTATTCGTATGGTTGGTGACCACAAATTGTTTACCCTTTTGGGAAACACTGTTTGTAAAATGGAAGATCTCAAATTGAACGCTCCAGACGGTATGCGACATATAAGAGATTGCCTCAGTTACGACTTGAATACGATGGCAGGTGATTGTGGAGGACCAGTTATTATGCAGGAAACAACAGCAATTCGCAAAATTTGTGGCATTCATATAGCTGCAATGCGAGATGGTTCCAGTGCTTTTGGACAATCCGTCACACAGGCTGATCTCCTTCGCACTCTTGCACTCTTTAATAAAGTAGTGATAACAGATAGTGATGATTTGCCTGGCATGTCGATTAAAATGGTTGATCTCCAGGCCAATGTGGACTATGATTCTGCTCAACTTATTGAGATTTTGGGTCTAGCTTCTGAAACATTTGGTTTTATAGGAACGTGTTCAATAGCACCCTTTAAGCCAAGCACTTCAGACATCCGAGAATCAGCTATACATGGCAAAATTGAAGAGATTTTGACCAAACCAGCTTATCTTTATCGATCAGATGTAGATATGTTGAAGCTGAACTTGAAGAAGTGCGGCGTAAATACGCCCTACATTTCTTATGAAGAAGTACGTCATTCTGCCAACGAAGTTCGGGCCCATCTTTTGAGTGGGCGAGATATGCATTTGGCACGTGTGCTCACTTATGAAGAAGCGATAGCTGGTAGTGAAGATTCCACTTTTATAGGATCTCTTAATAGATCATCTTCCGCTGGTTTCCCATGGATTCTCAACCGTAAACAGAATATGCCTGGTAAAACAGGTTGGTTCGGTAACGATGTTTTTTATTTTTGATAAAGAAGTCGAACGATGTGTCCAAGACCGTATTCATTGTGCAAAGTTGGGCAAACGAACACCCACAGTGTGGACAGACACACTCAAAGATGAACGCAGGCCTATCGAAAAGGTGGACCAACTTAAAACGCGAGTTTTTGCTAACGGACCAATGGATTACACTATTGCATTTCGTATGTATTTCCTCGGTTTTATTGCTCATATTATGGAAAACCGTATTATTAATGAACAAAGTATTGGCACCAATCCATTCGGTTACGATTGGACGAAAACAGCTAAGAAGCTCCAAAGATTTGGTACTCGCGTTTTCGCTGGTGATTTTAGTACTTTTGATGGTACCTTGAATTCCTGTATAATGAGTGAATTTGTTGAGGACGTCAATGCTTTTTACAACGATGGAGAAGAAAATGCTCTCATTCGGAGAGTATTATTTATGGATGTATATAATTCTGTGCATATGTGTGGGAATACATACTATCAAATGACACATTCACAGCCTTCAGGCAACCCAGTGACAACTGTGCTTAATTCATACTACAATAGTGTAAGTATGCGCATTGCTTATTATCGGGCTGCACAAACCGCAGGTGTAAAGGCACCTAGATTCGACGATGTTGTTTCTATGGTCTCCTACGGTGATGACAATGTCATCAATTTTAATGATGAAGTTACAGAATGGTTTAACCAAACCACTGTTACTGAGGCGTACCTAACTTTCGGTATGATCTACACTGACGAAGCCAAATCTGGCCAGGTTGTGGATTACAGGAAGTTGGAAGAAGTCGCTTATCTTAAGCGAGGATTCCGCAAAGACCAGGCAATCTGGCGCGCACCAATGGCACTAGCCACTATTATGGAAACACCAAATTGGGTGCGGAAAAGTCCAGATCACATTCTGGCAACAAAAATGAATGTTGAAGATTCGGTTTTCGAACTTGCACAACATCCAAGAAAAGTTTTCGATGAAAAATCTAAAAAGATAATCGATGCTTTTTACAACACTACAGGAGAATACCCTCTAGTTGATACGTATGATACGTACAACGAAGAATGGAATTCTCAAATGTAAGCGTAACGTCTCACTATTCCTAAGTGAGACACCCCCAATGCGGTGCTTCAGTACGGCCTACCAAAAATAGGTTTTGCTGCAGTGTCGAAGACGTTGGAGGGTAATAGGACCGGCCTCGCTTGTTGGCCGTTGCAAATGACCTAAAGGTTGCAGTTACGCTTTGTGCGATAACTGTGGGATTAAAACTCAATTTGAGTATATAACCCTCCTTAAAGTCCAATTAAATTACATTTAATTAATTTGCTAAAATAATATATTATAAAC